CACCTACGCTTTGAAAAGACTTCTGGGCTTGCTTGATTCCCTTGTCATCAAAGACGGATTTCAGCGTTACATTTACTGCTGACATTTAGAAGCCCTTACTTGCTCGGATGGCCCACTTGTCCACGACAAACTGAACCGACTTTGAAATTGCTGGAAGCTCTTTCTCGACAGCCTTCCAAGCCATACGAGATGGTGTGTTAGAAAGACGGCTGTTTAGGTTGTTGATAAAAGCCTGCCCTGCCTTTTTGGTTGCCCTTCGCTGGAAGGTGACTGACTGGCTACCGTCAGCATAAGTTCTGACCATTGGCTTTGACATACCTGAACCCTTGTAACCTGCACCGACTGATTTACCTGAGCGACCAGCCATGTCAGCGACAGAGGATGCGGCTGAGTTTACCCTAATGCCTAGCAGGGTTGTGTTGAGTGACTTGCCACCAGCCTTAGTCCGGAAGCGAACGGTGGTTGATTTAGCACCACCTTTGCCCTTCTTGGTCTTGCCCCATTGCAAGGTTGCGTTGCGACCTCTGCCAGCAGGATCCATACCGCTTAGAGGTGAGTCGCTAGGGATTGCGTTCTTGATTGCCTTCTCAGGTGCTTTTCCGATTGACTTGACCTCACGCATAAATTCTGTGCGTAGTTTAGGCTCAATCTCTTTTAGCTTCTTTTGAAGGGTGCGAATTTCCTGCACCGAGAAGGCCTTGCCAGACCCGCTCGTCAAAAGCATCTTTATCATTCGTCACCTCTTCGTCAAGTCTACCAAAGGGAAAGCCACCCCTCTCGGAGTGGCTTACCTTTGTTGTGCTCTCCAAATTAGATAGCGAGCCATTGTGAACCTCATTCGCTCTGACTCTGCCATCAAGACAGATGGAGCGATGCCCGTCTCTACGGCTAGGGCAGCAATCTCCCAATGTTGGGAGCTGTCACCTAGCCCTTCGATTTTGGGGTGTCAGTTGCCCCGACACCATCAACGGTTTGAGTCCATGCGTCAAAGTCGAGATCAGTCTGCTTTGTCCTGGCAAGTGCAGCGTGAGCCAAGAAGAGCAAGTGAGTTAGTCTCATGTCTCTTGCTGCATTGCTGATTGCGATGTTGAACTTATCTTCGAACTTCACAATGTCAGGTGCAGAGCAGACGACCTCTACCTTGTCACCAGAGTTGTATTCAATCTCTAGGTTGATTTTCATTTATGATTTCCCTTTCTGTTTTGGGTTATTAGGCGGTTGCCCTAGTTACTTCACCGGAGATAGGCCAGGTTAGGTTCTGGGTTGCTAGGTCTCCAACAGAACCCGAAATTGGGGTTAGGTTGTTGACTAGAGCGGTGAAGGTGTAGCTTGGGTTTCCAGCAGCAGCAGCAGTGCCGTTAGGCAATACAACAACAGTTGCTAGGGTGTTGAGCAGCGGCCATAGAGCCGAGTCAATCGCAGCAGCGGCGAAATCCGTATGAAGGCTGACCGTTACCGAGCCTGATTTTAACCCTCCGGTCACTGTTCTCCAGCCCGTAGCTGAAAAGCTGGTCGTATCGACTTCATCGCTAGTCACGGCGATTTCCACCTGGTTTACATTTGAGGAGTAGTCAGTTCCGTTGATCTTGACT